AATCTGCTCCTTCGGCCACGCGAACAACAACGACAGCCGCGCCTGCCTGATCAAAAATCGCGTCAAGAGCATTCGCCAGCGTCCCGGTGAGGCCCGCGCGATCAGCCATCGCCCGGGAAGCCGTGACAAGCACGGGAGTATTCAGCGGAAAAGCCTCGTCCTCACCGCCGGAGAGAAACGACGTGTTGACGATCGAGGCCACCCCCGCCCCGGTCGACGTGCTGGTATGTGTCACCGTAACGAACGCATTCGCGGCCGCGTTGGCCTCAATCGCGGTTTTGATCTGAGCCGCCGTCGTGGTGGCAACCGCTGATCCGTTCGTCGCGAGCGAAACAGTAATGACCTGATTCGACACAGAGACGGCCAGAGTTGCGCCGTTCGTGCCGGGGTTCCGAAATCGGACAGCGATCGCATTGCCGAGCGTCCCGGCGAGCTTCGAAGTGAAGGTCAGCGCGTTATTGGAGCCGACAGCACCGACAGAGAGCGACGCTTTGACCTCCGGCTCGGAATCCGGAGCAGTGGCGATGAGGCCGATAACCGATGATTTGACCGTGCGGATCGGCCTCGGCCCGTCGAGGATTTCGACGATTTCGACGCCATGCAAAAATTGTTCGGGCATAATTTAGACGTTTGAGATTGCAGGATGCACGGTAAGAACCTGCCTCGCCCCGGGTCTTGTGCGGGTTTGCTATCCCTCGGAGTAGGCTTCCGTTTCGTGGTCTTCTGACCAATTCAAATACACGTCTCTCCATCCACCGGAGAAGTCATCGCCATCCACCGGAACCAATACCGCCCCCGCCTCGACCGTCTGCACCACTACTGCCGACAGACTGGGATTAGCGTACTTCGCATCAATAATCGTCATGCCTTGATCTCCTGAAGACACAAAGTCTGATTCAATGTTCCGCTGAACCTAGAACCATACGAGTAAAACCGATTTAGATAGATTGTGTACGCCGCTCCAGGCCCACACCTTACAGAATAGGTCTGCGAGCTAGTGCTCCCGGGGGAGTCGATGATTTCAGAAAAAACAGGATACCCGTAATCAGCTCCAGCAAGAGTAAGGTATGTTGTATAAAAGGCATCAGATTGGCCGGATTTGAAGAATGCAAATGTCGTATTCGCTGCAGATGCCGCCGTAAACATGCCTCCGTAGCGAACAAGAATTTTGTTAGATGCAGAAGACGGAGTAATTGATGCTGAAATCAACTGAGTCCCCTCGCCAATCTGAGGTTTTGTATTATCAAGCGGAATCTGAGCCGTAAGCGTTGCTTCTGCGCTGCTCGACACATAAACAGTTTGCAACACTGCCCCAGCTGGGGCGATCGCGTTATATAGTCCAGCCGCACAAAGAGATGAATCAATGAACCCGCTCGCGAATTTTCCACGTCCGGCAGCGTTCGCAGTGAACAAACTAGGCGGGAGCATCGCCAGCGTGAAAAAGCCGTCTGGCACCTCAGCAAGAGGCGACTTGTTCGAAACGGTGACATTCGCCTCGACCGTGTTTTCGACTACGATAGTTACGTCGCTCATCGGGTGATTTGCTTTGAGAGTGTGACGGTGCCTTGGATGTACCGCGTCTTGTCTGCTCCCAGTGTGACAAGAAGATCGTACGCGGCTTTCTCGAAATCCATCAGAGCGGTTTTGTCCGCCGCCAGGGAAAGCACGACACGCCCGACCACGACGGGATCTTTCGTGATCGCGAACTCGGCAATGATGATCTTCGATTCAGCCGATGGCCGGATCTGAGATTCGATGGTCGCCGATGTGAGATCGATGGGAACATCCGTTGAATCCTTAAACCGGAAAGCGAGCGTAAACGTCGCCCCCTGATTGATTTCGATATCGTGAGTTGCCGCGGCCATTATCGGACTCCCAGAATCTCAGGCCACACCGATTTGATGCCTTCCAGTGTATCGGGAAGCTCGGTTTCGGTGACATCTCGAAGCGCCTGCTTTTTTGCGACAATCTCCGCTTGCGCCTCGGTGTCGCCATCCTCGAGAGCCCGCATGAAATCGATATCGAGCTCCGCCAGCAACGGAGCGCGAGCTTGCCGCCACAGGTCGCGCCAGATTTCCTTTCCCTTTGCCGGGTTGAAGTCCGGGCCTCCGTCGGCGAATCGGTAAGCGTCGAAAAGTTGGTAATCGAGATCGGCGCTTTCGAAGATCCCGTATTCCGCACCCTCTGGCACGTCTTTGGCGATCACGTCCTCGATGGGAATTGATCCCGTCGCGTAGATGACTCCGAGTTTGTTGTCCTTCTGAGGATCTCCGTAAAGAATGACGCTCATGATTAGTTGAAGAATGCGAGGCAGACCTCGGCGGGGTTGATGAATGTGCTGGCTCCCTCTTTCACCTGAAAGCGGAATGCGGAAACGGTCTTTGCGTCCGTGCTTGCCGGACTCACCACGGCGAGATCCCCGGTCGCATCCGTCTGCCGGGCGCATCCGAGAAATGCGTAGTTCTCATCGAAAAACGGATTCGTGAAATTGACCGTGAATTGCCCCGTCGAATGGTAGGTAATCGACGAGACATTGTGCGCCGCCTTGATGGCGATCGATCCGAGGTTGGACGGCGTCCAAATGACACTGATCGATGCGCCCCAGTAGTTCGGAGTTCCGCCTGGCGTCGAAGTGTTCTCAACCGACAGCGTGAACGCCCCTCCAACGGCCAGAGATCCGAGGGAATAGTCTACAGAGTGCCACCCTACCCGGGAGCCATTGACGAGCAAATAGTCGTCAACAGACCCGACCAGCCGCACGGTCGCGGAAACCCCGAACGGATTCGTAAACGTCTGGTATCCGCGAACTGCGGAGTCACCTTCCGACGTTCCCCCCTGCCCGGGCGGGGAATAAACCTGCGTCAACCCTCCGACCGATAGGAAGTTCACCCATGCCTTTGCCGTCGTCTTCGACTTTATCGAACCATCGGACTCGACAAGAGCGTAACTCGTCAGCTTCGACTTGAGCTTCGCGGGCGTGACGATTCGTTCGTCGTCTTCCCCGGCTGCGACCTCCGCGGTCGTCGCTATCTCCGCGACACCTTTGACTGTCTCCGTTGCTGGCGGGTATTGAAAAGAGGCATCGCCGATTGTCACGCTTCCCGGCGGAACTCCCGTAATCACGAAATCGATTGCGAAGAGAGCGACGGAGCCAGACCCCTTGACCAGAATATCGGTTGCCTGCGAGTAGACCGCAAAGAGAACGCCCGTGCTCGTGAAAAGCCCGATCTCCCTTACGGAATAGCTGTCAGTAGTCTTGTCCGTCGCCGTGATGTGGATTGTCCCAGGCGTAGGAACGCTCGAGCCATCCGGGGTGATCTGTTTGATCTGTGCGACCAGTGCGGTTTGTGTGGCGGCGGCGGTGTATCCGCTTGAGCCGATTCCGACCTTCTGCAAGACGACCGGCCCGAGCGTGCCGACATTGGCGATAGCCGCTTTCCCGGCGTTCGTGATGACAAAATTAAGTGCTGGCATTTAGGGTGTGTAGGTTGCCCCGGCATCGAGGCGGTTAAATACTCCCGGGCGTACAATCCCGATGACATTGACCTCTCCGGCGAACCCTTGAACGAGTTCGATGATCATTTCCGATCGCACGGGTTTAACCCGGCGAACCGCCTCGACGATGGAATCTTGAATGTTCGCCGGCGTCGTGATGAACGAGAGCAATAGCTTGAAGGTGTGAGGCGTCCCCGTAGGCGTCTGCTCCCACCATTCTTGTATCGCAAGTCCAAGGCCGAACGAGGCAAGCACCTTCTTCACGGCGCCGACCGTCCCTTTCTTTCGATGCACATCGACGCTAGACGCGATAACGGATCGCTTTTGCGCATCGCTCCAGTTCGCATCCCATTCGTCGACCGAAAGCCCCCAGGCAATCCACGGCAAAAGATTCGCCGGGCAAGTGGCGGGGTTCCACAGGTCGCGGTACGGCGTCGGTACATCCGAGATCCTCGCCGTCGAAGACGATATTGCTCGCTCCTCCGGGGTTGCGTTCGGCGGGAGAAGGTCGCTCATTCCGCAACCCCTCCGTAGGTCAACTCGATTCCGGTGCAATACGCGGCGCTCTCGAAGTCGACTTCGATATTCGCGAGCGGCTCAGCCAATACGACCCGTTGCACCCCTTCGACGTGCAGAGCCGCGTATATGCCCGAGAGCGGCACGTTGAAGCCAATGCGGTGAAGCGATGCCACGTAAGCTTGTAGAGCCGTCGTCGCCTTTGCCATCACCACGGCGGAGTCAGGCCCCGCAAAAGTATAGATCGTCGCGGAAACCGTGTAGGGGATAATCGTTGCCGATTGCACGGTGACATGATCGGTCAGAGGGCGAACATCCTCGTCATTCAGGATCGCCTCGACTTCCTCGATCACATCCGACGCTACAGAACCGTTCCCGGTCGCACCGAGAAGCGTCACGAGCACCTCTCCCGGGTCAAATTCAGGCGGGCCGGTAATCCGCGCGCTCTTCACCGATTCCGATTTGAGCGCGTGGTAAAGGTACGATCCTTCCGGCCCGGCGGTTGACAATCCCTCGAGCGCCAGGGTGATTCGGTACCTGAAATCTGAATCGCTTTCCATCACGGCCGCGACGGGGGGAATTGCTTCCGGGTCAGCTGCCGTGATCGTCTTGCGCGTGACTCCGAAGATCGCCCCGAGCTGCTCCAGGTCGGCGCCGGTGGCAAAGGCGAGCATACAGGCCCGGGCGGCGTCATTCGCCCGCTGCCGGACGAGCATTTCCCGGTATGCGGCAACCTCGAGGATTTTCCATGCAGGATCACTTTCGACGAGGGCGGTAAACGCCGGGTCACGAGCTTGCAGGTCAGCGACCATTGCGGCGAGAATCGTCTTGTAATCGATCTGATCGACGACATCCGGCGCGCTGAGGGTTGAGAGGTCAATGGCGGTGAAACTCATACGATGATTCCGTCGACGGTGATCGGCTTCCCGTTCGGGAGATAGGTTCCTTCAAGAGTGAGCGTGATCTTTCCCGCCGTGATCGACTCGGCGACAACTCGCGAGATCGATATCCTCGGCTCCCATTTCGCGAGGGCCTCGATTGTCGCAACGTAGATTTCCACGATGGTTCCCCGGTTAAGCGGAGCGTCTACCAACTGAAACAGCCGCGATCCGTAATCACGGAGCATCACTCGCGTCCCGAGCGGAGTTGAGAGGATATCTCGGATGCTCTGGCGCAAGTGATCCAGCCCGGAAAGTTCTTTCCCGGTCGTGTTGTCGGTTCCTCGCACAGCCTAGAAACCTAATTTTTGCCCTCCCGGGAAATCTTGTGCGGGTTTGCTACGGGACAGGCGTTGCCGTCGTCTGCGCGCCTGTCGTGACCCCTGTGTGCTTGTGTGTCTGCAAGCCGATGCCGTCGCTTGTGAGGTTGCCCCCGGTTTGCGTCACCGGGCCTTGGATCGTGATCGCGCTCCCGATGATCCGGATTCCCGAGGCGGTCAACTCGATAGAAGATCCTCCGAGGGTAAGCTTCAAAGAGGAGGATGTGATTTCCGCTTTCGCATTGTCTCCGACCCGGTGCGTGACCTTCTCTTCGGTGAGTTCTGAAACAACATCGTCCCCAACCTGCACCGTTGATTTTCCCTCTGGAAGCTTGATCAGCCTCTCGTGTTTCTCCCGGTCGTATTCGTAAACAGCGCCGTCCCTGAACGTCGTTCGGGAAATTTCGGGGCTGTCGGCGTTGGCGGGAAAGTCCTCTTTGTAGACTGCCCCAGGCATAACGAATCCGGCCTCCATCGCGCCACTCGGCGAGATCACGAGAACCTGTTCCCCGACCTCGGGAGCATGCCATGTGACATCGTTCCCGGCCCGACCTGTCGCCCAAGGGAGCCAGGCCGTCTTGTTCTTCCCGAGCGCGACCCGGACGCGCGCGAGTTTGTAGTCCGCCTCAAGAATTGTCCCTGGGCGGATCATGTTCGCAAACCGACGTTCGAGCTCTGCAAGTCTCGCACTCATTGCGCCTCGGTGTAATCCGGTTCAAATGCGCTCCCGACTTTCGGAGCATCCCCGGCGAAGATCTGCGAGGGAAGCACCCCGGATGACTCCCAAAAGTCGGGGCCGAGAAATGCGTTGTGATCCCATTCCACGCGCCAAGTCTCGTACTCGTCCCCGAACGTCTCCGGGTTCGCGTCGACGAACTGTCCCGGGTCCACGGGCTTGCCGAACTTCTGCCCGTTCACGAACTGAGCGAGGCTTGCGGCCATGATCCGGACGGCGAGCTTGTTCCCCTTTTTGTATGAGAAGACGACAGAGGCCGAGAATCGAAGCGTAGCGCAAAGCTGTTCGGTGCCGACGTCCGGCTTGTTTGCGGGAGAGATTCCCGCCAACTCGAACCGGATCGACGGGGTTGGTACCTTCTCAATCTCGCGTTCGTAGTAGTCGACATGAACGCTAGGGAATTTCGCGGCGAGTGAAGTCTTGATCGCCTCGTGAAGATCGGTGAGATCGATTTGAGGAATGCTCATTTTGAAGAGTGCCAGGCGAGAGCGTTTTCGAATTCAACCAGGAACTTGCTTTCGACCTTTTGGGCGATATCGAACACAAACGGAAGTGCTCGCGCTTCGATATCGAGGGCCTGCATTTCAATTGGCCCTCGTTTAGGGCCCGTTCTTTTGAAGATATTCCGCCCGTACTTTTTTACGGCGAACCCGCCGGGTACTTTGACGGGTCCAGCCGAGATTCCGGTGCTCGTTTTGCGCGGTGAAAGATGTTTCAACGGGATTGGGCTGAGTCCGAACCACACGCGCCCAAATTCCCCTTTCAGGTCAACCACCATTCGCCCTTTGATCACCCGACCTGTAACTTTAACCTCCTTGGCGATATTCCGCCGCGCCTGGCTTGCCGCCCATCGCGTCACTCGCACGGTTGCTGTGCGCATGGCCTGTTCTACAAGCTTCGGGCTGGCCTTCCATTCCGCAGCGATCTCGTCGAGGCCTTTTGCTGAGACAAAAAAAGCGTCACTCATGGGCAAGGTGAATGGTCGCGAGCCCTGTCCCCTCCGGTTGCACGGTGAGCACGGAATAGATCACGCTCCCGATTTGAACGGTCGTTTCCCGGGGAATCCCGTTCGCGTCCGCCAGCTTGCAGGTAAAGCGGGGCTGTGTGGTGTCGAGAATGAGTTCACCGACACTGCTGTCAAAATAGGCGTTGTCGAAATAGCCGCGCACGACGCGCGGCCCTCCATCGAGATTGAACGTCACCTCGAGGGAGTCGAGGCCAGAAAAGAAGATGTCGAGATTCTCAGCCATGCCTATTGCCTGCCTGCTTGCTCTACAAGCCTCGCCTCGGCTTCCCGGCGGGCTATCAGACCGTCGAGGCCCTGACCGCGCCAAAGCCGCTTCATGGAGCGAATCTGCGCGGCAATCCGTGCGTAATCCTTTCGGGCCGTAAGGCGGGCAATCTCGCGCATTTCCACGCGCCCGGGGCCAGCCATCGAAGAGCCGCGATTATAGACGAGACTCCACAGCGCGCCTTGCGCGTCCGGGTGAAGATCGTTGAACCCGGGGAATATCCTCTCGGCAAGCTGCCAGTACCGAGCAACCGTTACCGCATCGAAAACCGACTCCGCATATCCCCAGGGAACAAGGATATCGGAAAGCCGCTTTGCCGCTGCCCGCCCGGCCTCCCCTGTCCGGCCCGATGCCTCGGCCATGCGAGCGACATCCGCGCGCGGCAATTCGCGCCAGTCTTGCGCGATCACCCGCGGGGACGAATACGCAAGGTCGTAGCCGATTCCCGCCGTCGCCCCGCTCGCTCCGCCCGGCCACGAGATCCGCGCGAGGTGGCGATCATAGTACGCCCGCCCGCCTCCGACCTCATGCTCGTAAACGAGTTGCCGCGCCGCCGGCGAAAGTCCGGCAACGGTAGGCGGCGCGAACAGTTGAGCGTTCAGCGAATCAGGCCGAACAGCAAAACCGACCAGAGCAAGAGTAAGAAGCAGGTGACGCATGAATCGTGAATGTCATCGGCAAGCGCGGGGCTTGGCCGGTTGGAGCGATAGCCAAAAAGGAAATACTGAGTCAGCCCAGCGAGAATAACCACGATCACCAGGCGAACCGCATCGATCAGCGTTCCGACGATAGCGCCAATGTCCTCCACTGAATCCCGCCCGGTCAGCCTGCCAACGATCCAGGCGGAAAGGATGAGTAATCCGAGGACGAGAGGACCCGCGATGTAGGTTTCCCCCCAGTATCGAACGTGAGTGAGAATTTTCGAGATCATAGGAATTTCCATGCAGCGAGAAACACGATTGCGCCGACGGCAATAGGCGCTCCGATCTGCCACCAGAGATTGCCAGGCGGAACGAACCGGGTTGCGATCAGTCCGGCGATAATCGCGAGCACGAGCGCGACGAAGAATTTGAGGCGGTGATAAGCGAAACTCGTCGCCTTGTGCGCGTTAATCTCGGTGGCGAGCTTCGCCTCCGCCGTGGTTAGATTGTCCTGACTTTCCGCGTACTTTTTTCCTAACAGGTCGACAGAGGTTTGCAGTTCGCCAGTTCGCTTTGTCGCCTCGACAAGCGCCGCTGCGGTTTGCCCGAGCTGCTCTTGTGCCTCCGAGAGCTCAGACTCGACGGAATCAAGATCCCGCTGGATCTCTTGAACCGCCGTGGATTGCTCAAGTTGCCGAACCTTCGCGGACGTCGCCTGCACTGCCGCCCGGGCCGTGCCGACTTTCTCGGTCGCTTTCGTGCTTGCTGCCTTGGCCCGATCAATCGGCATCTGCACGATTGCAACGTCTGGCGTCGGAACGTGCTCGCTCTTGCGGGGTTTCGTGGTCGCGCATCCTGCGAAGATGAGCGCGGCCACTGTGATGAGAAGATGAGATTTCACAGCCGGGTAATGACTTCGGGGACGGTCGTTGCAGATGCGGCATCGGGATAGGACTTGTACCAGAGGCGTTCAACCTTTGGCCTCATCCAGTCGACATCTTGGCGCAAGTTCACCTGATCAAAGTGATCGGCCACGAGCGCCCAAATCAGGGCTACCGCTGAAAACAATATTCCGCTCCCGATCCATCCAAGGAGGTTGCGAACGGCTTTGATGCCGATAAGCAGTTCTTTAAGCTGCTCTCCGGTATCCTGATCCTCGACAATCTCGTCCGGCATGGCTTAGGCGGCGGAAGGGTTGGAGTCCGCGGGAGCGTCCGAAGAATTTGCGCCATCATCGATGTTCGACGTGGCATCATTCGGCTTCTCGTCAGATGTGCCAGGTGTGGGATTCTCGGGCTTGTCAGGCTTCTTGGCCTTCGCCTTCTTGTCTTCCTTTTCCTTTTTGTCGAGCTTGCCGTCGCCGTTCGTGTCGCCTTCGAGGTGCAACACGGCGGCGCCACGTGCGACGATATATTTCGCGTCGGAATCGGAAACCTCGACGATGGAATCAATCGACTGTGGCTTCCCTTCGATCATCAGGTTTCGGAGGAGTCGGAGCTTTTTCATTACGCCGTGAGATTGTTCCCTTGTCCCCCGCCGGGTCTTGTGCGGGTTTGCTAATTGATGGAGTCAACTACCCGCAGAGCGCCAAATTCCTCCGCAGTCAGCTCCGCGACACCCGGGATCTGACCCGCCTCCCAGGCCGCCGCCAGATCCGCTTGCCACAGGCAGCGAAACGCTACCCGCCCATCCGTGAGAGGCAGTCCCGCAATCGTCCCGCGCCTCGGGTCCGCCGCGCGGATACGCGCTTTCCCGGCATCATCCCAGAACGCCCCAATCGTGCGCACGCGGTCGGTGCCGTCCGCCACCACTTCGCCGAATTGCTCGACCAGCGCGCCGAACACCGCCTCCACCTGCGCGGGATCAATCGCCACGATCCGCTCGTAATCCTGAAAGCTCATGGCAATCCGAGTCCTTTCCCTAGAGTGGCCTTGTAGAGGGAATACAGAGCCGCAATCGTTGCGACGTCCAGCCGGACAGATGAGAAGGCGTTAAACGCGATTGTTCCCGTGAAGTAGAATCCCGTCAGCGTGTGTCTGCCAAAAATCAAGGAATTTGGTCCGATGGAGGAGTTTCCTCCCACCGTCAGAAGATTAGCGCCATTCTTGGATGTCTCTCGATTTACTGCGTTGCTAAATCCGGCGGCAACTATCATCGACCATTCCGATTGCGCTACACTCTGCGTCAGCGTCGGAGGCGAAACGTTCGGCACCCCATACCCAAATGCTCCAGAGGTTCCATTTCGCGAAATCGCAGCGCCGCTGTCTTGAAAGCCAATCGGAGTTTCGAAATTGTTAGCCGTCCCTCCAGTCGGCTGGAAAACAGAAATGATCGAGCCATTGCCTGAATTTACAAACATCGTTTGACAATATTGGGAGCTAGTCGCGACCAGCCTTACGCCATCATCCGCCCAGGTCGGCCCGTTTGCCATCGTCGCATCGTAGCGCGCCAGCCCGCCCGCAGAGTATATCGTCGACCCCGTCCCGGCATTCTGCGAGGCGCGCGCGGGCCAGAAGACAATCCTTTCCCACACTCCCATCCCCTTCAGCCCCCGAAAGAAATCACTGACCGCGCGCCGATCCGTCGCCCCGCTCCGCAGGCAATACGCCAGGGCGTCGGGATCGAGACTTCCTCGCAGGATAATATTCAGCCCCGCCCGCATGGACTAAAGCGGAACAGCGCGAAGCCGAATCTTGAAAGCTGCCGCTGAGGTTGGAGTATATCCCGCGACGGTCTGAAGAATGCCGAAAATCGAAGCGACTCCGCTCGCAAGTCGCAGATCGAAATTGACCTGGCTTGCGCGCACGAAGAGCGAGCTGCCGATGTCGACCGGGGTTCCGATATCGATAAAGCCGAGGTACTTCGAGCGGTCGCCGGAACTCGCAAGATCCCAGGCCGCATTGTCGAGAATCGCGTCCGGGGCGGACGAATAAAGGTGCAACCGCTGCGATCCCATTCCCGAAGGCAGCGAGGCAACCTCGATCATCAGGTCGGCGGACGTGATGAGAATCGAACCGCCAGCGGGACCGATGTTCGGAAACTCGAGGATTGCGCTTCCCGCCGCTCCGGCGGCGGTTGCCCCCACTGCATCACCAGCGGCGTAAGCGTTCGTGTCGCTCGGGCGTGTCACGCTCAATGACGCGATGTACAGGCCGACGTTGAGCGGCGAAGGCGAGCCGTCAGGCTTGCGGGTGAAAACTGGAATTGAAGTGTCTTCGGCCATTGGAAAGAGGATATCTCATTACGCGCCCCGAGTTGCCCCGGAGCGCGGCTATGAAACAGCTTCCGCTTACGGCTTCACGCCGTAGCAGAACGACTGAGCGCGCCGGATGGCGAGATCGACATCCTGCATCGCGACGATGCAAATACGGCCCTTTTTCGCATTCGTGTACGGGTCGACAGTAATCTCGAGTCCGCCCCAAAGGCCGATGAGGAAGTCGGCAAAATTGCCGAAAAATACGTCGCCTGAAGTAACTTGGTTCGTCACCTCGGTACGATATCCATTCACGGTGTTGCCAGGCTCCCAGATGGTGTTGCTGTCCGTGCTGGTTCCAATGCGGCGCGAGACCTTGAAATTTCCGCGCTGCACCGGGTTGATCACGTAAGCCATGCTGTCGACATCTGCGTTATCGACAGAGATTTCCGTCTCCATCTGGACGAGCTCCGCGTATGTCGGGTTTACCGCCGCGAAAGAGACGGAGTTGACTCCGAGTGTCGACTTAGTGCCGACAGGAGCATTTCCCGTCCCGTCACCGTAGAAGCCTGCCCGGTCGATCGCTTGCGCGATACCCTTTGCAAGATCAGCGCGGAGAAGAGCCTCTACTCCGATACTGGGTTGCGTGAGCATCTTCCGCGTGATTTCGCCATAGTTCGCGACCGTCTTCGGGCGAAGCGAAACGAGGCCGAAATCGATATCGTTCTTCGTCGCATCTTCGTCTTCACCGATCCAGTATCCCGTGCTACCGGAACCCTGTTTCGGGATGTCGAGATTTCCGAGCAACCCGCCGAGTTCTGTGCTAAGACGCATGAACACCGTTCGGTTACGAAGGATGTCGATGAAGGAAGACGCGAGCAGTACAGTCTGCACGGTGTTTCCTCCCGTTCCGGTGTATCCGGCTCCCGCCTTTACCGAAATCGTATTCGTTCCGCGCTCTCCGAAAAGCTGGCGGTTTTCGACGAGCGGAGTCGTCAACACCTCCACCGGGATCATCGTACCCTTAAGGGCGCGATGCGTCACCTGGCCAGCCGCGGCCTCGCAAGCCTCGATTTCGAACTTTGCTCCCTCACGGGCGCTCTTGTCGGCGGGGTCGCAGAGATACCGAATCAGCTTTCCGAAGGAGAACGAGCGCGTCTCCTTGTCGGAGAGACCGATCGGCTTCACTCCGTCGCGAATCTGGTTGTTGTGCGCGTTGGTCGCATCGAGGAGCATCTCGCGAAACTCGTTCACGGATTTGCCTTCCTGAACGGCTTTGATCGCGAGTTCTCGCTGACCGTACTTCTCGCCAGCTTCGAGGATGGTCTTCGTCCGCGTCTGTTCGGCATCGCGGCCGGCGGCGCGTTCGGCCTCGACGGTGATTTTCGGTTTCGGTTCGGGGTTCGGCTCCGAGTCAGTGACCATGCGAACGAGTTGTTCGTCGGTAGCATCGTCGGGCACAGTCAAGCCGCGCTTTTTGAGGAGCGCGATCATCTGGTCGCGGTTCATAAGAATTTTTCCTTTCGGTTGATTTTTTGGAGGGGGGAGCGAACGACCCGCGCCGCAATTAGGATCAGCGGGGATC